GAGGAAATCCTCATAGTTGAGAACGAAGTCCAGTAGGAGGCTAACTCGTGTTGTATTCCGGAGCGGAATCGCTCCGAAAGAGGTCGTTCCCCGACCCAATACCCTTACATGGGTCATTGGTGAAGAAGAACGCGTCGACGGGAGTCATTAAGGAAACAACTTCCTATGACGAACGTATTAGCCTGCCCCAGATTACCTGGAGCGAAGGTCATCCTATATCTCTTATCGAGGAGAAGAAGAATGACCTACTGCTTGACATCGGTGGTCCCTTCCTGACTGGAAGGCTGATCATTAGGAATCCTGCAGAAGTCCAACGGTCGCATCTCGCGACTGGAGGCAATCCTGCGAATACCTATGTGTATTCAGGCCCCGTACTTGGGGCGGCATTCGATGAGCTGAGAGCTTATGATCAGACTCCTCAGACAAGCAACAAGGATTTTAGCTATGCTAAAACCTTAAAGCTATTTGAGGATCTATCTAGCACCTCATTTCTAGAGGCAAAGGGTTCAACTGCAATTGCTCGCAGTAGACCCACTCAGCAACAAGCAGGTATCTTCGTTACTTTGCGTGAGACATACAACGACGGGCTCCCAAAGGTGCCCGGCGTCTCACGCGAACGCGTGAGGTCTGCTCTTCGCGATTATCGCGAGAAGAAGGCCTCAGGTGTCGTCAAAGGTCCCGCTGAAGAGTATCTCAACGTGGTCTTTGGCGTCTTGCCTCTGCTTGCAGATGCAAGATCTATTCATAGTTCTATCAAGAACTTTGAAAAGAACGTTGACCAGTTTAAGGCTAATGCCGGAAAACTAGTCCGCCGAAGGTACGAATTCCCTACGGAGAGAACATTGGTTACTGTTGCAGAAGAGCAGCGAACAGCTGGCTGGCCTGGAGCATATACCAACACAAATGTTTTCTCAAATCAGGTCTTGAGGCCCCACAACCACTATAAAGAGGTTGAAAGGCGAACAAGTTTCTCAGGTGCTTTTACCTACTTCCTCAACGATAGCGAAAGCTATTTCGAGGAGTTTCGAAAGCTCAACTCCGAAGCAGATTATCTGTTTGGAGCTGGGTTGACGTTGGAAAACTTGTGGAACTCAAGCCCTTGGACTTGGTTGATCGACTGGTATACTAATGCCGGAGATATTTTAGCAAATTTCTCCAGCATGATGGTCGACAACCTGGTGTTGCGGTACGGTTATATCACTGAGCGAACAATCGCTCGGCATAACTGTGATAGCTCTATTATATCCGCAAAACAATCCGGATTAACGAGCAAACCGGTGACGCGTAATCTCTACTGGAATGTAGAGGCTACTCAACGTCTCCGCGCAACCCCGTTCGGATTTGGGCTATCTGATTCTGACCTATCGGTTAAGCAGAAGCTCATTCTCGCTGCACTCGGTATTACTCGAGTGTAACTCGTAAGAGTTTTGCGTTCACCAACCACCTTATACAAAGGCGTATAGGGTTTCTCAGAAGGAGCAATGCCTAATGGCACTTGCAGATCAGTCAGTGACCATCAACGCTGTGGCGATCTCGCTGCCGCGCATTGGTGGTAGTCTCAACTCCAGTGTTTTCCAGTCCAATGACGGACTGGTCAAGGAGACCGTGTCCCACACCCTTAACCGGGGTAGGACGCGTCACCTGGTCCGGATCGACCACCGAAAGGTGGCCGCCGATCCTTTCCAGGCTGCCGTCAACCGGGAGTTCAACGCGGCTATGTACGTCGTTCTCGACGTGCCAACCGTGGGGTACACCGTGACGGAGCAGAAGCAGGTTTGGGACGGCTTTGCCGCCCAGCTTGCTGCCTCCTCTGGAGCGCTCATCACAAAGGTTCTCGGAAACGAGACCTGAGCGAACCTGAGACTTTCCAACTCACACAAAGGCGTGTGTCGGAGTCATTTCCGAACTGTCTGCAACCTTAGGCTATGGATAGTCTAACCCCCGGAAATCGGAGGCAGCTATGAAAAGCCTGATGTTGCTCACCCAATGGTTACTCAATGAAATGGGTAACCAGCTTGGCATTTGCACCGCTAGGGACTCTGATACTCTAGAGTCTCGAATCGAAAAGGAGGGGATCTCGTTCTTAACGATAACCCTCCCGACCTACTGTCAAGGAGTAGAACTTGCCTTGGCAAAGGGTCGTCTGGTTCCCAATGACTTACCTGGTTTCAGGTTTCGTCAAGGTCTCCCTGTATTCTTACAGGGTTTCCTGGAACGGATTTTCGACCGCGGAACTGGTGAATGTCTGTCCACTATGGATGTAGACGTGTTAGCTGCCGTGAGGCAGCTAACGCGTTTGCACTCCAAAATCGAGCTTCGGGCAACTGAAGCAAGACAATGGAAGGCACTACATTCGTATGTGCAGACCGATCAGGAAATCGTCGCAACGTGGGATGAGTCTGGATCTTCTAGACTCACTCGTGTTGCTGCCGTGCTCTTTGGCGAGCTACTCGCGCCTCTCGAGAGAAGTCTCTGGGAGGGCGATTACAGCTCTTTCATGCCAAAACACGGACCCGGAGCTACTAGCGACCGTTTGGTCGGTAACCAGAAGTTTCTGGACAGTAGATGGACAAGGCGACTCGACGTCGTCTTTCCTGCTGGAGAATTTCTCCTCGTTTCACATCGAGATAGAGATTCTCTCAGCCGAGTACGATTCCTGGATCCCGGAGAAGAGCTACCCGTCAGGGTCACTCTTGTTCCTAAGACACTCAAAACCCCACGTGTAATCGCTATGGAGCCTACTGCGATGCAGTATGCTCAGCAAGCGGTACTTGGCTACCTTACCGATGGCATTCGCCACGACAGGTTGCTACGTGGTTTGATCGGCCTTAATGATCAAGTTCCTAACCAGGAACTTGCTAAGGAGGGATCCATTTCTGGACTCCTTGCGACACTCGACTTGAGTGAAGCTTCCGATCGTGTTTCGATGGAGCTAGTTGAGACCGTGTTTGCCCGCTTTCCGCACTTCTTAGAAGTGCTAAAAGCGACACGGTCGACGCATGCTTCCTTACCTCCGGAATACAACAAAGGGATTACAATCCCTCTCCGGAAGTTTGCGTCTATGGGATCAGCCCTATGCTTTCCAGTAGAGGCGATGGTGTTTCTTACTATCATCGTCTCAGCTTTGCTGGAAAGCGGGGTATTCACCCGTTTGGGCCCAAAGCAGCTATATAGCCTGCAAGGGTCTGTGCGCGTCTTTGGGGATGACATAATTGTCCCCACAAGACATGCCGTTGATGTGATCGAAGAACTTGAAGCCTTTGGGCTGAAAGTCAATCGCCACAAGTCTTTCTGGACTGGAAAATTCAGAGAGAGCTGTGGTAAGGATTGGTACGATGGTCATGACGTGTCTTACGTCAAAACGCGTCGTCCTTTCCCTAATCACATCAGGAACGCTGAAGAAGTCATTAGCCTCGTCTCCTTAAGAAACCAGCTATATATGGCTGGCTACTGGGAGACTTGCCGGAGGCTAGATCAGAAAATCGCGGAGGTTCTTCCCCACTTCCCGATCGTGTATGAGGCTTCTTCTGTAGTCGGGCGCCACTCAGTGGTTTTCGAACCACTTGCAGAGCGGATTTGTGCCAAACACCACAAGGCCTTGGTAAATGGCTACGTGGTCAAAGCACAGATTCCCATCAATAAACTCGATGGGATGCCCGCGCTACTCAAGATATTCCTGCAAAAAGGTAAGGATGGTGGGATCCCTGAGTTTCGCCAAAAGCGAAGCTTGGAATCCCTTTTTCCCATGCTTGATGCAGAGCATCTTGAGCGTTCTGGACGTCCCTCTTCCGTCAAGCTGAAGAAGAGGTGGGCCCCACTGGTTTAAGCCAGTGGGGATGGGCCCTCGCTTATGCGAGAGGCCCTTGAGGAGACTAAGAAACATCTCCCCAGCGCCGTTAGGAGATCCCCCTAGGGGGCCCTACACGGCGCAGGAGGTGCTCTTGGCAGAGC